GGAAAATCTTAACGTGGTCACGACGATGCAGCAGGCTTCCGCTGCGGCTAAGTTTTTCCGCCAGAAGATGGCGCCGATTCTGTCTAATGTTCATCCGATGATTTTCCCAACAATCGAGAGAGAGACCATCGGCACGTCCACGCTTCTTCATTACAAGAACATCAAGGGAATTCCGCGCGGTGGCTATTATGAGATTACCTCTGCTGGATCAAACTCTGTCCGTTCTGGTACGGTTTCGGTATGGTTAGCGGACGAGCCGTCCGAATATCGCAACCCAGAGATGGTCGAGGATGCTATCTCCGGTGCTATTTCTAGCTACGGCTGGTCGTTCACGGCCTATATTGGCACTTTTTCCGACCGTCTGTCTCAGTATTTTTTGAATAAGATACAGACCGCCCTAGATAATCCAAACGAGATGGAGCTGGTGTTTATACCGTGGTTCCTGGTTTATGGACGAGAGGGGGACGGCGCTGGTTATACTGAGGACGATTACACCGAGTACGACAAAGACGTCATCATTCCAGCTATGGCGAAGTATCATGTTCCCCAGTCGGAATGGCACGACAAGATTGGCTGGTACCATAGGCGCGCTCTTCGCACTAGTAAGATGAAGTTCGAATTCCCGACATCTGTAGAGGATATTCTAGCCCTTACTACGGATAAAACTGTGTTCGCCAAGGAGTCGCTCGACAAGCAGGAGCCAAATATTTTGGCTGGAGAGAGATATCGAATTCTTACCGACAATCAGACGCGGAAGGTCGAGGCTCAGGTCGCAGACGCGTCCCCATTCACCATTTTCAGAAAGCCCATATACGGTCATAGGTATAGAATAGCAATCGACCCAATTACAGCCCGCTCGCAGGACACCGATTATTTCATTATGCACGTTATGGATTTAACCAACCACGAGCAGGTGGCCACGTTTAGGGATAGAGGCCTAGCTGACGAGGACTACGCCGATTGGGCAGTGTCTATTGGCACGATTTACAATAATGCCGAGTTATGCCCGGAGATTAATGTGGCCAATGGATTTATTGTTGCTGTCAATTCCAGAAGGTATTATCACTGGTATTATCAGGACAAAAAGAACAGGGCGGACAGGATTCCTGGCCTTCGTACTACTGTGTCTTCGAAGGAGCTTTTTATAGATAAGCTTACTACTTTGCTAGATAGAGAGAGCATTAAGATTCACGACGAGATTACCTTAGACGAGTTGCGGAATATGGTAAAGAAGCATAAAGGCACTTCAGTAAGGATGGAGGCAAAGCGCGGCCATCATGACGATACCGTAGCCGCTCTTTGGATTTATGCCGGTTCTCTCAGCATGCCAGAGATAGAGAAGGGAAAACGAAGCGGCTTCGCAATTCTTGGGTTGTTGCCTTTATTGGTGTGTTTGTCTGGTATACTATAGATGAAGCTAGAGCGGAGCGACCCGCCCGCTCTACCTTTTTCCTATAGAATTGCGGGTCGAGGAAAAAGGTATGGAAGAATGGAGAAACATTCCTGGTTTTGAGTGGAAATACCAGGTCAGTAATTTTGGTAGATTTGCTAAGATAAAGAATGGCAAACGACATATTCGTAAGGCTACGCTATATGATACTGGATATTATTATGTATCTATCAGGGTGGACAAGAACACAAAGGCAGTACCATTACATAGAGTTCTTGCGGAAGCTTTTATTCCAAAATACGGACCAGGGACGGTAGTCAACCATATAGACGGGAACTCGATGAACAATGATTTGGGCAACCTGGAATGGTGCACGCAAAGGAAAAATTGCATTCATAGGAATAGAGTTTTAGGACATGGATCTCAGCCTAATGCGAGGAGAGCAGTCATGTGTGTCGAAACCGGTATGGTTTTTAATTCTCTGCGTGATGCAGCAAAATTTGCATATGGCAAAAAATGCGATCCAGCTGCAATAGTGCTGAACGGAATAAGTTCGCATATAAGAAATTGTTGCCTTGGCAGGCATCGTCGTAAAACATGCTATGGATATCATTGGAAATTTATTTAGAATTATTTTTTATATTTATCGTTCTGCCGCGTGTTATAAAATAATTAAGTCTAGCCAGTAAGGTAGACCAAAGATTGGATAGCCCGGCGGGCCGCTAACCCGAAGAGTGATGCCAATTAGAGGCCGATTTTATATGGCAGCCGAGAGTTAGACGATTAGCCATCGCCGGATTTAGGTGGACGTATAAATAGAAAATTAATTTTAGGAAAGTTATGGCAACTATTACTACGGGTTATACCCAAACGACTGTAGGTGTCCCTACGACTCCTTCAACCACAACCGTCTTCGACTATAACATTCAGTTCCCTTTCTACCGCGATTTGTTCGCTAGGAAGATTGTCGAAGAACCAGTAATGCAGCAAGAGCTCAACAGTTCTCGCTCGTACTTCACCGGCCAGTCTTTGATTGACGACGCCGCTCTCCTTGGCAGTCTTAAATATGGCCAGGAGCTTATTCTCCCAATCAAGAAAAACCAGAATCCATTCAGCTTGGTAAACAAGAAGAACTTGGAATACGCAGCTAACGAAGGTGACGAATGTCATGTTCATGTCGTCCTCGACTGTGAAGTTCCATGCATCAACACTCTTCCAGAGTTCGATGAACTTCGCTTCCGCTTCGACTGCGAATACGCATACGGCGTCCGCATGTGCGACAAGAACAAAGACTTCTGGAACACCGCTCTCTTCACTGAGCAGTATGCTCTCTCGAAGCGTGCTTACGAATTCGTTCGCGACGTTGATTTGTGGAACAAGGTCATCGATGGCCTCGTAGCTGCACCTGCAACGACTGTCGACGCATTCGTCGCTCAGGAACGCCCAACTCATTACTGGGTTGCTGGTACCGTCACGGCAGATGCTCGCTGTGTCGTTCCACAGGCTGTTCAGTACATGACTGATAGCTTCCGCGATTTGAACCTCACGGTCTTCATCACCAAGGAATTCGCAACCGAGCTTATCAACAGCATTGAAACTCCTTACAACCTCGACTTCGCTACCCAGCGTATCAACACCTTCGAGGCTTGGGAACTTCCTGGCTTTGAGCTAGCTCCACGCGTTAAGGCTATCCTCGGCATCGATCGCAATGTCGTCGTCTTGATGCGCAGCCCATGGATGACTACTGGCACTAAAACCCTCAGCTCTCAGTATCCACTATGGAATACTGCTGCCACTAAGCAGTACGTTGCTATCCTCGACCCACGCGTCGGCTATAGCTTCGAAAAGGACGGCTACCATCTAAATATCAAGCCATACGACTGCGACAAGCTCTATGTCGGTATGATTGATACTGTCTATGTTGGCACCGGCATTACCTTCCCACAATATGGTCTTATCATCGAGTTTGACCAGTTCAAGGGTTGCGTAACCGAATAATCGTCTCATAAAAAGACCTCCACACGGGGGTCTTTTTGATGTATAATAAAAATATCCCTTGCCCACCCAGGGGATATTTTTGTTATAATAAAAGTGCCTGGGAGGTGATTCATCTCGCCTCTTTCCGGCTCAAGCAATAATATTTAATCATTGCTGCCCACCTATTTACTACCCAAAGAGTCGCCTTGTGTGAGGGGCGGCTTTTTGGCTATAATAAAATTGCGACAGCCTAAGGCGCGTCACTTCAGTCCGTAGAGGGAAGCTCATACGCCAGGTGGGGACAGTAGCAAGAAATAGTACGGACCTGTCCTCAGTCGCAAACTTGCGATTAATGGCTCTGCACTTGCGGAGTCATTTTTTTGTTACAATAGAGACAGAAGTATTCCGCTTTGTACCTTAGGAAGGAGTGAGTCTTTATGGTACATCTTTTTGTTGAAATCAGAGGGCCAATCGACAGCAGAGAGCTATGGGACGAGCTTGAGTCCTATGGAGTTAACGTGACCGACATGAAGGACACCGTGCTCGTATATGCCGACCTGCCCATCATTGAGGCGGTAACGGTTGTCGGTATCTGCAGCAAGTACGGCAGTACGAAATCCCAAATAGAAAGGGCGTGAGCAATGTGGGCAAAAAAGGTAGACGCATCCGCAAGATGCAGAGAAGTCATGACGTGAATGCCCATCATATCTGTTATCAGAGAAGGGCATGGAGCACAGGCTTTGCATATCTGATACGCCATGCGTTTATCAGAGAAGTGCCTGTCAAGATACATGACGATTTGCATAGACATTACCTTAAAGATGTTCCCGTTCCTCCTGAACATCTGCTTGAGGAGGCGTGGCGAGAGTATCAAGAGCACCGATATGAAATCGACCAGTACGACATCTGTCGTGCGATTGCTTGGCTCTATGTGCATATTCCCGACCGCGCCTTTCGTCAGGCGATGCAGACGCAACTGGACTTCTTCACTCTCAATTTAGGCTCCGAGTAATCGGGGCCTTTTGCTATAATAGATTTATGAAAAAGTTCTTGCTCTACTGGCTACGCTGGCTAGCTAGCACGCCTATTCTTGCCCTGTGTACCTTTTTGTTGTCCGCCATGATTGGCGATTTTTGGGCGGCTTTCGTGGCTAATAGCATTGGGGCTTGCATCTTCTTCTGGGTGGATAAAATTATATTCAAGGAGGACAAATGCTCTATATCATCAGTCAAATCTTAGGATGGCTAGCGACTGCGTTCCGTGCTGGCGGCATGCTTGCTAAAAAACCTATGAACATTAAGCTATTGGTAAGCTTAGGAAATTTAGGTTGGATGGTATCAGGAATTTTGACTGCCAATATTCCTCTAGTGGTTAGCAACGCTTTGTGTCTTGTTATCATGATAGTCGAGCTTGTCAGAACTAAGAAAAAAAGATAATATATTAAGTATAAAAGTAAAACAATTTTCAAATTTGCGATGCTTTTGTGTTCCATACAGAAAGACTCCTAGTCTTCATACGGGAGTCTTTTTGTTATAATGGAAATATAAGAGAAAGGAAAGCTATGGGAGAAGAAATTATTAACATGCTTAAAGAGTGGAAGCGCACCAAGAGTATTACTTTGGCATCTAAAATTTGCGAGGCGCTATCAAAGGAGTCTGAGTAGAATGTCTGGAGGATACGGCTATCTTTACAAGGGGACTGCGGGCGCAAAAGAACATGGCGAGGCCGCAATCAACGTAATCACTGATATTATTCAGTGGGGCAGAGACAAGAAATTGAATAGCCCAAAGAGTCAGCTCAATAAGGTTATCGAGTA